CAACCGTTTGGGTTGCGCCTTCGACCTGTGCGGGTGCGAAACCGGATTCAAGATCAATGATGGCCAAAGAGTCTCCGCGTTCGGAGGCGATTTCTAAAACTCGATCTGTAATTTTGTTATTTGTCACGCCGGGGACAGAAATGAGATCGTATGGAACAACTTCTTCATCGGCGACAGTATCAAGAGCTTTCATTATACTATAAACAGCATAATTGTTCATTTCATTGCTGCTGTTTGACCCAAGAGCTTCAGAGTGGTTAGCAAAAGGATTTGCTTCCGTGATGCTTACGCCATCAAAGCCACCGAACAAAGGAGACTTAAACTTGCGAACTCGAATTGTGTTAATAAGCGCATCCGAACCACTAGTTGCTGTATAAGATTGATCAGTGGCGAGGGCCTCAGATCGCGAGCCAGACGCATAATATACAAGATCTGTGTTTTGATCCCACTTAACATCATCCAAAGTAAAGAAATATTGAAATTCCTTTTCGGATGCGGTTGTTGGGGCGTCGGTTGATTCAGCCAAATGTACGTCATGAGCAACAGTTGTGTTTTTTGGACCTTGTCGAACCAAATCATAATAACACTGAGAAAGAGATGTGGAACCAGAAAGGCGATGAGAAACCCCAAGCCAGTCACTAGTGGCATAATCTGTATTCGAAGAGCCCTTAGAAGATGTTGTCGTCAGGCGAAGGCGTGGCCACGTAAAGCCAACCTTGGTGGTAGAATGATCGAAACCAAAAATATCATCGACGATGTTGGAGGTGTCATTACCATTGACGACATCGCCGTCGTGCCAACCAATGCAGTCCGCATAAGCATAAGCTGTGGTTCCAGCCGATGTCTTTGAAATTTTCTGTGCCGTTGCGTTTTGGACTGCGAAAAAATCCTTAAAAGTCACCGGACCTTGGACGCCGAATGGAACTGACGATAATGATTGCAAAGAGCCATTTTTGACAGCTTCGGCAAGCTCAACTCGAATATAGCCTGAAATGTTGGGGTATTCACCCTGTACCCGATATTTCTTTTGATTGGTGTTCCAAACTTGAGTTTGATCTCCAATTCTTTTTGCAATAAAATTCGAAGAGCCCGGATTAAAATTTAAGTTTTTAAAATGCTCAACTTTGTTATCATTTAGATCCATTACATATAAATTAAAAGTAGAATAAGGATCTACATTATTTCCAAGTCTCACTATTTCAATCCCAATTTGGAAATTCTTTTGAAGCCACTCACCTTCGTGAAGACCAACAACTCGGAAAAGCCTTTGGGCCTTTGTCGTGTCATAATTTGTTGCAGATCCAAAATCTTGCGAAATAAACCAACCTGACTTTGGAGCTTCAGCTTCACGACGATGATCTTCAAATTTAGCCCAACCATCGGTATCATTGGCTTTTCCCAAATGGACGAGTATGCCCCACTGGCCACCAGCGGTGGACACTTCGGAAGTTACAAATCTATTAACCGATTCTTCATAGGTTTCGCCAAGCCAAAGCTCATTTACCGTCGAATAAAGATTATCGTTAGTTTTTTCAGGATTTGTTGGTATAATTGCTCGAATAAAATTTGAATTTGTATTAGAAGCTGCTTTATCAAAATTGATAAGATAATCTGTTGTCGTAGTTCCAGCAGAGTCAACGTGCTGGAGCAAAAACTCATTAGCAACACCGCTGGTGGTCAAGGATTGAATTGCCTTGCCTACCGAAGCAGTAGTACCGGGGGTGGCATCTGTCGGTTGATAGACGGTGCCACTTAACTTTAACGAGCCTTGATCGCAATATACAATTGCAGCCAATGTTGCTGGTTTATCTTTATTGAAAGCAGTGGTACTGCCAGATGGGCCGACGAAGAAGCCGTAGGCGCCGCCGTTGTCAGCTTGGACAGTATCCATATCATCTGTGGTTGTCCAACCAGCTAGCAATCCGGTGGATTGCGATGGATGTTGTTCCCCAAGCACACGAACGTAAGTAACGGGAGAAGATTCCGCAGACAGCCAAGCTTGGGCGGCATACATACCATATGTTGGACCAAAAGATCCGTTTCGCCAAACATCGGTAGCTTGTTTCCCAGATCCGGGATATCCAAACACTTCCAAGAAACTATCAAGATCCCTAACTCTTACTGGTTTCATGGCAGGACCGGCGGGAGCCGTTCCAACAATTAAAATACCGTCCTCAGCAGTAACGGAAGGGATTTGAGACTGGTCAATCTCGCGGAGGGACACTCCGGGTGATAAAAAATCAAATTTAGCAGGCATTAAGAATTATCTCCTTTTATAACTATATCTTGTAGTAAATAGTATCTTGTTCGTTGAATAACCATTATTCTCTGTATTTACCATCATCTTTGGCCCAAGGTCTCAAATCGCCTGTAATAACTTTTTCTCGGGAGATTCTAACCTCAACTTGATTCTCCCTAATTGTTATTTTGGGCCTTGGATCATTGGGGCCTTCACCTATTAAATAGCCAAGAACTTTCACTTCGACCTTTGTTTCGAACTTTCTTTCCTCTTCTCCAAGGTTTGTCATATTATTGGAATCACTAAAGTCTTGTTCCACAAAGCCCTCAAATTTATGATTATCTTTTCCAAATATAAAACCAGACACATTGCCAGTACGAGTTATAAATGGTTGTATCATAGTATTCATCTGTTGTTGATACTCAGATCTCAAAGTGATGCTATATTTAACAGTAACATGGGTTGGGATAGGAATAGACAAGGTTTCATAGACCACCTTCTTGTTGTCTCTAGGGCCAGTATATTCAGACTCTCCGGTGGGTGTTACACCAAGAATTCCCTTGCGGAGGTCTTTATTAGCGAAATCCCTCGTTTTATTTTGCTTAATTCTTCGAGCTATTTGTATCGTGCCGCCTTTGTAATCTCCAGAGTATAAAGAATCATTTGGAAAGTGAGCTTGCATTGCTCCCTTGAATTGTCTATCTTTAGTTATAGACATTCTAGTCACTGTTATAATTGGTAGCTTTAACTTACCAACAGAGTCTCGCAACTCTTTAGTATGTTTAACCTGATAGGCACGTTCGGCCGACAGCCACAATACAGGAACCTTATTCCAGCCAGCATTAGAATTAACAGATATGTTAAGAGACTCATCAACCCACTCATAGAAAGCAGTGTCAATAGTTTCCATCGTTGATGGAAGAAATTCTACATCTCTGGTTTTACTTTGCATTGAAAAGTCCATCCCTTGATCTTATACATTCGGCTTGGATTTCGAACTGATTATCGGCCTGACCAAAAAGGTGTTTTGGTTCATTTAATTTTACTATCTCATAATAGATAGATCCATACTTAAGGAAATCGCCCTCACGGACAAACAGGTTCTGGTCTTCTGTTAAGCGTCTCTTATGAAACATAACTTTAAGAGTTGTCTTCTTATCGAGACCAACATTCTCCATAAACATGGTTTCTACACCACCGTACTCAACTCTTGCATATACCCTTACCGGAGGTAAGAAAGTTTTTTCTATGGCCTCGCCATATAACGGATGAAAGTTGGTATAATTCAAATCAATCGGAAAATAGAGGACTTCTTGGCCGACAACACGCTCTATGATCTCGTCATTGATCTGTTTGACCAAATCTTTCTCTTTATCTCCGAAAAACATCGGAGGAGGCGACTGTTCTGGTGCTTTCCATTTATCATCTGCCATTTATTTACCCCACAAAGACCGGCAAGGGCGACTTTTCTTGCGTTTTCATTGAATTTTCGCCCATTGCTGCTTCTTTTTCTATAATTTTGTCATATGTCATCTCGTCGAGGACGGTTTTTAGCTCATCTCGAAGGGCTGTTTGCTCTTCCTTTGCTTGTCCAAGCAAATCTGAGGCGTTTAACGATATAGAGTCGCCGGGTATGGGCACGGCGCCTCCAAATTTACCTCGGACTTGGCCGAGAGTCTCTTTTGAAAGAGCAAGGGCAAACCTTCGAATCCATTGTTTGCCAATTGAGTTGATTGTATTATATGCAATGTTCTCAAATGGAAGATTGCTCATGTTGTTAACGCCATTTAAGCCGTCTTCGTTATTTCCTTCGTCCTCGAATGGGCCGGTCTTGATTGTAAATCTGAACCAAAACTTGACCGGAGACATTCCTCGGTCGGGGGCAGGATAAATACGCAGCTTGTTGTCTATAACTTCGTAAGAATAATGAGATGTTCTCGTATAAAGGTGGTCTTCATAGGCTACGGCCTGCATCTTGTTGTGCCATGACGGAATAACCTCAAATGAGCTATCATCTGTGTATTGTCCGTAATTATGAAAGTTGCCCACAACGTTCAGCCCGCCATAATAACCATAGAATCTCCAGACGGCAAATGGGGTTCGATAATATACGTTTTTAATAATTATTCTTTTGTCTCCGACTTTATCATAGTACGGATATGCGCTATTATCTGAATCAGCGGCTGAGGAAGAAACAATACTTTGCAAATCATAATCTTGTTTCTCATTGACTGTATCAAAAGAGGCAGAATACACTTGTTCTGTTCCACCAATACCTGTTGTGGTCGAATAAGTATCACTTAAGCGATTTGAAGCTTCAAAACGAATTTTTGGAAATTTAACATTTGCACCCACGTTAGCAGCAGAGCCTGATGCCGAGCCTGAGAACTCGCCTGTGTGGTCGAAAGATCCCGTGCTTGCTCCGAGAGCAGAGCCAAGGGAATTCTTCGATTGATGTATATTAACCAAATAAGAATACTCGAGGCAAGCCTCTTCATAGTTAGCATAAACGTTTTGTTCAGTAATTTCGATATCAAGTATATCGCCACCAAGCTTCTTATAGGTATAAGCAACCTGTGCCGATGCGCCAGACAAAAAATCAACAGAACCAATGTATACGCCAATTGGGCATGCAGCGGCGACGTTTTCTGGTGTGCCAGCGGATGGGAGCACAATTGCACTTGTCTTAGAGACGGGTGTTAAAGTTGGTACAGCCATTCATATAATCCTCCAGTCTCAAGTAAATAGTCTTAAATTTATTATGCGGATTGTTTTTCAATGGCTTCAATGATTTGTTTCTTAGTATTCTTAGGGGTCACTTTACACCCCATGCCTTCGGCGATTGCTAAAAGATCATTTTTTTTAAGCTTCATAAGGTTAATGTTGGATTGGTTTTTCATTTTGTCAATCATTACCGAATTGTCTTCTTGTCTTGGGATGGGGTTTGGCTTTAATTGGCCAGAATCCCACAATTTTTGTTGTAATTTAGATAATTTTTTCATTTCTTCTCTTTTACAGTGGATTTCCGCCGTGGGGCTCTTTTGGGCTTGGGTTTTTTAGCTTTTGCGGGGATGGCTTTCTTTGCTTTCGCATCAGCTTCTGCTTCTGCTTTTGCTTTCGCATCAGCGGCGGCTTTGGCTTCAGCTTGGGCCTTTA